GAATAATAAGAACGATTAATTACTATAAAAATCTAGAAAATGAAACGAATACAAATGTTTGAAAATGCCTTAATGGAAATGGCATACAATTTTTCCTCGAATGAATTTGCTCGAAAATTACGGAGCATGGGTTGTCCTGAAAGACTAATCGGACAATATCAATCAGGATTCCTAAACGAAAACTGCATTCAGGACGGGACTAAAAGAATGTGGATAAAGGAAAAACCAACCCCGATTGGTAAAAAGCCGACGCCAATTGGTAAAAAGAAAATCAATATCAAAAACGACCATAAAACGAATGAAGAGGTCGGGATTATCAGGAAATTTTTAAAGTGGATTTATTAACCAAAAATACAAAATAGAAATGAGTAACAAGCTAAATAGTGGAGCACTATTCACTAACAAAAAGACGAATGAGAAACAACCTGATTATCGAGGGACTGCAAATGTCAACGGAAAGGACATGGAAATTTCAGCATGGATTAACATATCAAAAGAGGGCACTAAATATATGAGTATTTCCTTTCAGGAACCATATAAAAAACCCGAACAATTTGACGCTAGGAAATATGCCGAAAACGAGGCTAACAAAATGTTTTCTAGGGACATTGAACAGGAATACGAAGATGACGATGATTTACCATTTTAATAAGATAATTTATGTATATAAAGGACGAAGAGTTAAGACAAGCAATCAGGGAAATCCTGACTAAAAAATCTAAAAACAGCATAGTTGCAACCATAAAAAAAGACGGGGAAAAATTCCACCAATATACCCTAGACAATTTTTTGAATGGTGCACCTGTTTCCCTAGATTCGCTATTGAAACTCCAAAAATATGTTTTAGAAAATCCTATGTAAATCGAAATATAAATGGGTGCCTTTCGGGGTACTCATTTTTTTTGTAGCTTTGATTCGTGAATACAAATGAGTGGCTTTCAATCCTATATCGACACCATAAAGAATGGGTTGCAATTGTGCGGTCATTTGGGGAACCCGTTTACGCAGAGGACATAGTTCAGGAAATGTATTTGAGACTTCATAAATACGGGGATATCGAAAAATTCATAACTAACGGAGAGGTCAATAAGGGATTCATTTGGATAGTTTTAAAAAACTACTATACCACATATCAAAAGCAAAAATCGAAATACAAAAAAATAGGGTTGGATTCAATCAGGGAACAAAATGATGTTTATATCGAAATAGAACACTATATTTGTAGTGACATTATTCAGGAACGAATACAAAAGGAAATTGATTCATGGCATTGGTACGATAAGAAATTATTTACCATATATCAAAAGGGGGATAAAAGCATGAGACAATTGAGCAAAGAAACACGAATAAGCACTGATAGTATTTTCAACACGATAAAGAAATGTAAGCAAAGAATCAATCAGGCAGTCGGTGAGGATTACCAAGATTTAAAGAATCAGGACTATGACAAAATTATTTAAGCTATGGAAATTTTTAGGTTATTTAGAAGAGCAACGGATCGAGTGCATGATTCATTGTGGACGCTCATTTTTTTAATTTTAATTCAGGGATACAATGAGTAATCGGAAAATAATGTGGGACAGATTTTTGCACTTCATGGCGGGAATCGGGGCGTCTCAAATCGCACTTCATTTAATTGAAAAATACTTATGAAAATGGAACATATACTTGAGGTTCTAGATAAGGAACTCAAACATAGAAAAGAGAAATCAAAAGAATTTTATCGTAAATACGAGGAGTTACACGATGAGATTGAGCAACTAAAAAGAGAGAATCAGGCATTAAGAAATGACCTATTTCAGTTATCATTAAATCACTTTAAAAACAAAGAAAATGGCAAAGAGGAAAACTACGTCGAAGGTACAGAGCAAGGGGTTGGGGGATTCTGTTGAAAAGATACTTGATTCAACGGGAATCGGGAAAGTGGCAAAATGGATTCTAGGGGACGATTGCGGTTGCGAAGAGCGAAAGCAAAGACTCAATGAGTTATTCCCTTATAAGAAAATTAATTGCCTTGTAGAGCACGAATATGAGTGGCTCAAACAATGGTATGACAATCCTAGGGAGGTCATTAAACCTAGCGAACAACAAACGCTATTAGCAATCCATAGCAGAGTCTTTAATAAAAGAAACGAGCCAACAAATTGTGGACCTTGCCTGAATTCCATGTTGGCACAATTACAAGAAATTTTTAAAACATATCAAGATGAAAATAAAATCGGTTAGAATCGAGACGCTAGTGGCACACCCTAGCAATCCTAGAACAATAAAAACGGAGCGATATAAGAAATTAAAGGAATCAATACAAAAGTTCCCTGAAATGCTTAATTTACGCCCTTTGGTTATCAATGAAAAAAATGAGGTATTGGGTGGCAACATGAGATTATTTGTCCTGAAAGAATTAGGCTATAAGGAAGTGCCTGTTTTGGACGCCTCGGGTTTATCATTGGAGCAACAGAATGAGTTTTTGATTAAGGATAATTTGAACTACGGAGAGTGGGACTATGACATTCTAGCTAACATTTGGGATACGACTGAATTAGGGGATTGGGGTATGGACTTGCCCGTTGTTGAATCCACATATGTTCCCGTATACGAGCCGACTATCGATACCAATGATATTACAAAAGACGAGATTGAAAAGAAAGCAAAAGAGTTAGCAGAACAAATGGTCAAGTCTCAAAAATCGCACGAAGTTATGTGTCCAAATTGCGGTCATGAGTTCAAAATATCCTAAAAAAGCACAGATAAAAATTGGCACCAATCAATATGAAGTGGACGGGATTTATGAAAGTGAATTAGGCTACCTCATGGTTAGATTATTCAATATTGAAACTAAGAGTTTTTTGACATATAATCTAGGACCTTATGATATGCGGGACAATTTAATAGTTAATCAAATAAGAAAAAATGAAATATATCGTAATGACATGTAAGGGTCGAGAACACCTTGCAAAAAGAATCCAAGACCAACTACCTGAAGTAATAATCAATTTTGACGATTTTACTGATTCAGGGAAATTTACTTCAACCGCATGGTTTAACTATCAAAGAGGTTGGAAAATAGCGGGGGACGAGCCTTGCGTTCAAATGGACGATGACATTATCTTGACCTCGGATTTTAAAAACAAAATCGAAAAGGTAATAGCAGAAAACCCGAATACCATTATCCAATTTTTCAGCATGAGAAAAAAAGATTTAGAGGTGGGGACTAGAATGGAACCGCTATCCAATTTCATGATGCAACAATGCTATTATTTACCAAAAGGAGTAGCTAGGGAAATTTGGGAATTCAGTCATAAATTCTATGAATATACGGACGAAAAATCCTGTCCATCCGACCATGTAATTGCAGATTGGGGTGCCCAAAATAGAGTAAAATACATGATATATTGTCCTAACCTAGTGGACCATATGGAAGAGCGTTCAGCTATTGATAAAAGACGAAGTTCAAAAAGACAATCAAAAACATTCCAACCATGAAACGATTAAAAAGAGAAGAGCGAATCAAAACGATAACCAAGCAGTATAATTTATCAGGGCATTTCGTTGAGGTAGGCGTATTAAGGGGTGCATTTTCTAACCACCTATTACAATGCAATCCTAAAAGATTAACCCTAGTGGACCCATGGATAAAATTTGACCATGATATTTTTGGGGATTACAAGGATTTCACTCAGGAAACTTATGATTCCATACACGAGAAAGTCAAATCTAGATTTAGCAATAACCCGAATGTCGACATTATAAGAAAAATATCAATGGAGGCGGTAAAGGAGTTTCAGGATAATAGCCTAGATTTAGTCTATATAGACGCTAACCACGATTATAAATACTGCTATGAGGATTTGATTCATTGGTGGGGTAAAGTACGCTTAGGCGGGATTTTATGCGGACATGATTTTCAGCATAAAGGAGTCAATAAAGCGGTAAAACAATTCACGAATGAAATTGGAATCCCTGATTTCGAGATAACCGAAGAGGTTGGTTGTGCAACATATTTCCTAATTAAAAGATAACGCTATGAATGTCAAGTGGGATATCCAATTAAAAGAGTGGCAAAAGACGAATCCTGTTTTAGATTCTTATTCTAAAATACAAGGGGTAAAATTTGAATTCGATGAATCCAAAGTACGAGAGGTATTAGTGGCAAAGGGACATCAATTAAAAACATGGGGTGGCTCACAAACAACTAGCGAACCGCATTGGATTGGAGTTACAAAGCAAACCCCGTTACATACCGACCCGAGATATCCTAGATATACATGGCATTTGATTGTAAAGGTGGATAATTTTGTTTTGAGGGGGATTGATTTGGTAGAGACTCCACTAGAGGATAACATGATTATTTTGCTAGATACTCATAGTCCCCACCAATTATTAGCAAAGGACAAAGAGGCGGTTTACTATATTGCCGTTAGCATTGATTCAAAGGAAATCCTACCCTTTAATCAGGTAAAACAAAAGCTAATTGATTACGCCAACAACACCCCGATTAATATAAATATTGACAGGATTACTAAATGAAAATATATCTAAATACAGATGTTTATCAATCAGGGATTGACCGCATTAGATATATATTTGAAGAGTTCCCAAATGTAGTGGTCAATTATTCAGGTGGTAAAGATAGCACTGTTATTTTCAATTTGGCTATGCAAGTAGCTAGGGAAAAAAATAGGTTGCCACTCAAGGTATTATTTGTGGACCAAGAGGCTGAATGGAAAGGGACTATTGATTTGGTCGAAGAGATAATGACGAATCCCGATGTGGAACCATATTGGTTTCAAATGCCTATGGTAATAACGAATAATGCGTCTAGCTATAATCGATACAATTATTGTTGGAATGAAGAGGACAAGGACAAATGGATACACCCGCAACATGAAATATCAATAAAGGAAAACATTTTCGGGACAGATAGATTTCATGACTTATTCAAAGCGATAATGATTAAGTTATGGGGTGACCAAAAAACTTGCAATCTAACGGGAGTAAGAGCAGAAGAATCCCCGAAACGAATGATAGGTTTGGTAAATGAGGCAACCTATAAGCATATTACTTGGGGAAAGGTCGAGGATAAAAAAAGAGAGCACTATTCGTTTCATCCACTTTACGATTGGAGTTACTCGGATATTTGGAAATCAATCCATGATAACAAATGGAGTTATAATCGGATTTACGATGAAATGTATAAACATGGAGTTAAGATAAATGATATGCGAATATCGAATGTCCACCATGAGACTGCGATTCAATCGTTGCTATTAGTTCAGGAAATCGAACCTGAAACTTGGGAAAAAATATGTAACCGAATAGACGGAGCGAATACCATTAAGCATATCAAATTGAATAGTTTTCGATGTCCTACCGAACTTCCTTATATGTTTGAATCATGGAAAGAGTATGCGTTGCACCTAGCGGAAAACATAATACAAGAGGAATCAAATCGAGAATTATTGTATGCCAAAATCAAAAGTAAAGAGGAGTTTTTCAGTGCACCATTGATAGTAAATGATTTTTGGAAAACCATTGTAAAAACAATTTTATCGAGCGATTGGGACTTTACAAAATTGGTCAATTGGGAAACCGCCCAACCCGTATTTTGCTATCGAAGATTTAAAAATGGTAAGAGAAACAAGGAGATTTTGATGTACCCAAAATACCTAGAAAACCATGAAATTAGAGAGATTTTGGAAAATAACTAGAATGCGATTTAAGGGCATTTTTAGGCGATTACAGAGACTTTCATGTATCTTTGGATATAGATATCATTTTAATCGTGAAATACAGAGTTGGCTATGGTAAAGGGATTCAGCGGGGGGTACCTCAAATATGTAATAATTTCATTTTCAGCGTTTATCATTGAAATTTGCAGTACATTTTACATAAAATATGTATCCGAAGAGAATCCTATCGGTATGTTGTTCTTTGCATTTATCGGACCATTTTTGGGGTTGCCTTTTGCGGGGTATATGGTGGAGTCAAAACTTTGGAGCGATAGATTACGAATGGCGTTTGCGTTATCAATAGGATATGTTTTGGGTTGCATTTTAGTAATAACATTAATTAATAAAAACTGATGAAAGACGAATTGAAAAACCTGATTATTCAGGAATACGAAAATAGTAATGACCTGATAGGTTTCGTAAATGAACTAAGAGAATTTATCCATACCGAATTGAGTCCCTTGACAGAACAGCCTGTCGATTTTATTCGATGGGTGCCGGTTGAAAAAGTGCAACCAAATGATTACAATCCGAATTCAGTAGCGAAAGTCGAAATGGGGTTATTGTATAAATCAATCAAACATGATGGTTACACCCAACCGACAGTTACCATTTATGACGAGCAAAATGATAAATACATAATTGTCGACGGATTCCACCGATATTTTACTTGTAAGAATCAAAAAGATATTTATGATAGGAATCATGGTATGCTACCTATTGTGGTCATTAAAAAGGATATAAATGACCGAATGGCGTCAACCATAAGGCACAACAGAGCGAGGGGTGAGCACTCTATATCAGGCATGTCGAACATGGTATTTAATATGCTAGATAATGGTTGGACTGATGAAGAGATTTGTAACCATTTAGGAATGGAACCCGAGGAAATCCTGAAATTGAAACACATAACGGGATTTAGCAAATTATTCAAAGATGTCGAATATAACAAGGCGTGGGAATCGAAGAGGCAAATCAAGTTAAGGTTGGACGCAGAAAAATCAAAATAACATGAAAGGGAATTTTAGCAAAAACACGAAATATTACAAAGGCATTGTATATGAATTCAATTTGCCAACGGGAACGACTTGTCCTTTCGCTATGGAATGCAAGGTAACGGTTGACAGATATACGGGGAAATTTGATATCAATAGAGGTCAATACAAATGTTATGCTAGTTCAGCAGAACGATTCCCCGCAGTAAGAAAATCAAGGTGGGATAATTTTGAATATGTAAAAAACGGAGGAGTCCCTGAAATACCAAAAGATTGTAAAGCTATTAGGATACATGCGTCGGGGGATTTTTTTAATCAGGCATATTTTGATATGTGGCTCGAGTTGGCTCGGTCAAGACCTGATGTTGAATTTTGGGCTTATACAAAAAGCCTTAACTATTGGCTAAATAGAATATCGAGTATTCCTAGTAATTTTATATTGACGGCTAGTTATGGAGGGAAACACGATTCCCTGATTGAAATACGCCAATTGAAAAGTGCAAAGGTATTCAAATCAATAGAGGAAGTTCCTAGTGGCATGAGAGTAGATTACAACGACGACCTAGCTAGGATTCCAAATGAGAGTTTTGCGTTATTAGATAACACCTTTAATAGTAAAAAGAATGGAAAATAAAAAGAGCGAACTGCACAAAACTTTACACAATAAAAAAGCCTTATTAGAGGCATTGGAGAAAACGCTAGGAGTGGTTACCTCAGCGTGCAAAATGGTAGGCATATCTAGACGGGCATATTACGATTATTTGAAAGACCCTGAATTCAAAGAGCAAGTCGATGACATATCGGAAGTGGCTATTGATTTTGCGGAGTCGCAGTTACATAAGCAAATCAAAGAGGGAAATGTATCGTCGACTATTTTCTATTTAAAGACGAAAGGGAAAAATCGAGGCTATATTGAAAGGACAGAATCTAGCATACAATACAATCCAAATACATTCCCTGAATGGTTAGACGATGAAGAGTAAAGCGAATCCTAATTTCTTGTTTCTTAAAAAATCAGTCCCAAAGCAAAGGGTTACTTTATTGCAAGGCGGGACCCGCTCGGGTAAAACATATGCCTTAGTTTATTATTTGATTTGGTTATGCAAAAGCCACCAAAATGCAGGTCTTGAAATTGACGTTTGTAGGGATACCTATACGGCCTTAAAATCGACTGCATGGAAAGATATGAAAGATATCCTTTTGACCATGGGGTTATATCGAGATGACCTACACAATAAGACGGAACATATCTATAATTTATTTGGGAATAATATCAGTTATTATGGTGCCGACAATCCCGATAAAATACATGGGCGTTCTAGGGATATTCTGTGGATAAACGAGGCACACCAATTTCCCGAAGAAACTATCGACCAATTGTTTCCCCGAACAAGATACAAGATAATAGCCGACTATAATCCCGCTTTGCCACAGGAACATTGGTTGGATAAATACATAGATAAATACCCGCCACTCATAACTACATATAAGGATAATCCTTTTTTGACCAAGGCTCAAGTCGACGATATCGAAAGTAAAATCGATAATCCTTATTGGTGGAAAGTGTACGGGACGGGGGAAAGGGCACAACCAACGGGGGCGGTATTTAGCAACTATACAATAGGGGATTTCAGGGAAACTTCATTAATGGGTTTCGGACAAGATTTTGGATTCTCGCAAGACCCGTCGACATTGATACAATGCTCGATTGATTCAAAGACGAAAGAAATATATGTAAGGGAATGTTTTTACGAGATAGGATTGAACACCGCTCAGTTATATGAATTGAATCTTAAATTTGCGGGTAGGGAATTGATAGTCGGGGATTCAGCAGAACCTAGACTGATTTCCGAACTTATGCAAAGGGGATTGAATATTGTAGAGTGCGATAAAGGGCAAGGGAGCGTGACTGCGGGACTTTCTCTTATGAGCGAATATAAAATCATTATCGAACCTAAAAGTCGTCACATAATCAAAGAATTCAATAATTATTCGTGGCTCGATAAAACCAATAAAAGTATCCCTATCGATAAGTATAACCATACCATTGATGCAATCCGATATTTCGTTTCAAAGGCGGTATCGAATCCACATCGGGGTAAATACTATATCAAGTAAATTACAAATTATCAAAATCAAGTTATATTAGTATGGCAACTCTAGAATTAAAGGCACCTACAAAATTGAGTGAAATCCCTCTTAAACATTATCAGGACTTCAAAGAATTGTGTGAAAAATCGAATGACGAGGAATTTATTTCACATAAAACGATTGAGATATTTTGCGGGATACGATTGAAAGACGCAGTTAGGATTAAGGCACGAGATATCATGTCCATGATTCAAACCTTAAATCAGGTATTCACTGAAAATCCTAGTTTCATTAAGACATTCAAAATCAGGGATATCGAGTTTGGATTTATCCCAAATCTAGAAAACATGAGTTGGGCGGAATACATTGACTTGGAAAAACACCTACAAGAATGGTCAAGCTATCATCGTGCCATGGCGGTTATGTATCGACCTATAACGACTAAGATTAAAGATAGCTACGAAATCATGGAATATAAGGGAACAGAGGAGTTCGCAGAAATAATGAGATATGCCCCGTTGGACGCAGTATTGAGTTCATCGCTTTTTTTTTGGAATTTAGAAAACGAGTTGTATCCCGTTTTCCTATCCTATTTGGAGACCCTGATGAAAACGAAGAAGGGGTTACCAATGACTTTAGCGAAGAGACTCAATTTAGCAAAAAATGGGGGTGGTATAACTCAATCTATCGAGTTGCTAAGGGAGACCTTGGAAAGTTCGATGAGGCAACGTCCACACCTCTCTTTCGAGTTTTGACATTCCTAAGTTATGAAATCGAGCGGGACAGAATTGAATATAATCGGATTAAAAAGCAACAAAGATTAAACAGATAAAATGAATTCATATAGCACATATTACCAAGTAGTCGAAAAGATAAAGAATTATTTTGCCACCGACCAAATGGTTTCTAAAATAACCTATGGAGACATAAGCACAATCGATATCGATAAACAGAATTTGTTTCCCCTGATTCATTATAACATAGTCAAGGTTATTCCCGAAGACCAAGTCGTTAGATTCGATTTTGTGTTGTTTGCTATGGACATATTGGACGAGAGCAAAGACGAATTTGGAACTCCAAATCTATCGTTTGCGGGGAACGATAACGCTATTGATATCCTGAATAAATTGTATATCGTATTAATGAGTTTTAGGAATCAATTGAACAGCCAAATTTTTGACTACGATTTGTATTTAGTGGACGGCTCGGAAATGGTAATGGAACCATTTGTCGACAGATTCGAGAATGGACTTGCGGGGTTTTCAGTCCAATTTAGTATTTATGTCCCTAACGAATTTTACGCATGCTAGGGAATGATTTAAAGGGGACTCAAAAAGAGTTAAAGAAATTCTCCGTAAGGGTAATAGCTGACGCTAGGCGTAATTTAAAATCAAAAAGGAAAAATACCTCGGGCAAGTTATCAGAATCGCTCTCGTACGAGATAATTACAAAAGACGGAAAAATGACTACCCAATTTATCATGGCACCCTACGGGGATTTTGTGGATAAAGGGGTTAGGGGTAAAGACCCCTCAAAAATCAAAGGGGGATTCCAAAAGGCACCTATGTCCCCTTTTGCATTTGGTAGCGGTAGCGGGAAAGGTAGTCTAAGGAAAGCACTCGATAAGTGGATAGTTAGAAAGGGGATTGCACCTCGAACAGGCACAGGACAATTTACTAGCAGAGAATCCCTCAAATTTGCGATGTCGAAGTCAATCTATTTTCAGGGAATATCCCCTAGTAATTTTTTCACTCAGGCATTAAATAAGAATCTTAAAAAGCTACCGAATGAGTTAGCCGACGGATTCAAAAACGATATAGGAATAGTATTTACAAAAGAAATAAAAGACCCAAAAAAATGAATCGATGTTGTTTGCATTTGGAGGCGGTTGATATTGAAAACAATCCGTATTCAATCGATATTATCCCGTCCGCATATAATCTAGACGGAACTCCAATTTATTTATTTACCCTAGGGGGTGTGGATTATTCAATCCAATATACAAATATTGCACCATACGGAACATATTGGCATTTGACAACAATGGGTCCTAGCGGGGATTGGGTTGCATTTTGGGAATGGTTTGATACTCCTAGGGAATGTCTAGATTCAAATTTTGGTGCCTTTAACCAACCTATCGAGAATCTATTTAATTCATTTAGTCTAGAAGTAATTGAATGTCCTGAATCAATCGAGGAAAGTTGTAACTGCACCATTGAATATACGAATTCGGATATAGGCACTATTCAGTTTTGGAAAATCGGAATCCAAAATGGTAAGCCAAAATATCAAAAACAAATCATGAGTAATATCTATATATTATTTTGGGACGGGGGAAAATGGGTATTAACCATAAACGGAAATCCTTATGATTTGCTGAATATCGATAGTCCATGTCCTATTTCCACAGAGGATTACATATGGAATACTAATCCAATATACGACACTAATAGCTATGAAATTGATTGCTTAAAGTGTCCATGTATTCAGGTATGTCATGACTTGGGATTCATTGAGGTACCCGAGGATATTAAGGATATTCATTGTTATAATGTTGAAAGGAAATTAGACCCTAGCGGGAATTGGTATTGGGAGTGGACTGATACTATTGATAACAGCAATTGGATTATTCAATTAGGACAATTATTAGGTGGGGAATATACATATATCGCTAGTAGGAATGGAGTTCCCTTTGCTATTTGGCGGGGGGATTCATTATGTCCAACGGGCAAGGGTTGGGAAATTGCGGATGGTTGGAATCAGGATTCCATGTTCAGTTCAAAACCAGTCGATTGTAAGGATAATAGAATCTTTGCTAGGTCACCATATTTAATCGAGATTGATATAGCGGGGTCAAGCGACACTAGAGTCGACCTATATATTTGGCGTGGGGAATATCAGGATATCCCTAGTTCCCCGCAATATGTTTTAAGCAAAAAAGTTCCCGCTACAAATCAAACAAGAACGATATACAACATATCCCCTTATATCCTAGAATATATCAAAAACACGATTCAACATTTGTGGGATAATCAGGATTCAAGTGCAATCGACCAATGGTGCCATGTAAGAGCGGTTAGATATGTCGACAATGCCGTTTTAGATTTCAGGGATTATTACGCATACGAGGGGTATGGATATTTTGAAACAGGATATAACCCTGATTTAGGAGCGATACATTTAGACGAGGGAACATATGCCTACCATAGCAATTTGGTAGCGATAGCAGTCGGAAATCTAGACGCATATTTTCCTACTACAATTAAAATCGAAACGGGACTATATTATGAAATTGAATATGTGAATTTGGTTACCGCTACTAGCACAATGATATCATTAGCCTTTGATGAGATTTACAATGCGGTTAGCGTTATTCAGGATAATTTTGAAGAGGGAAATATAGTCAATATTTACAAAGATTCAGCATTGATTTGGAGTGCAAAATTTGTTCCCGTTAATGAATGCAAATATCAAGTTATCCCTATTGATTTTGTAAATAGGTATGGAGCGTGGCAAAGGGAGTTTTTCTTTAAGGCTCACTCGGAATCAATATCTACTCAACGAAAGGAGTATGCTTTCCTGAATCAAAATCCGTTCCCACCATATGACACAAATTTGCCTACGAAGAAACATTTTAATATCAATGGAATCCAAAGAATTAAGGTAAATACGGGTTGGGTAAATGAATCCTTTGGGGATATAGTTACACAGATTTTATTGAGTGAAAGGATATATATCAATAACAAGCCACATAAGGTAATTACAGAATCCTTTGATAAATTCAACAACATAAATAATAAGACGATTAACTATCAATTAGAATTCGAGACCGCATACGATATTCTTAATTATAATGTGTAATGGATAGACGAGTACAAATCTTTATTGAGATTCCCGACGGGACTTATGAACAGATAGAATTATTTGAGGGGGATTCTATTTCGGTAAGCATGAGCACTCAAAATATTGACGATATCGCAAAAATATATACCGATTTTTCGCAATCATTTACCGTCCCCGCAAGTCAAAGGAATAACCAAATTTTCAGTTATTTTTACGATAACGATTTGAATTCGGAAATCAATCATAACAAAAGACGGAACGCCTATATTGAAATCGACTTGACTCATTTTCGTTATGGGAAAATTCAGTTGGAAAAATCAAAGCTAACTGATAACCAAATCGAGAATTACACCATAACATTTTATGGACTTATGGTATCCCTGAAAGACAAATTTGGTGAGGATAAATTAACCGACCTAGATATGTCAAACTATATACACCCGTATACAGGACAGGAAATATTCAATAGGATAACCGATGAAACAACAGACTACGATATTCGATATCCTTTGATAAGTTCAAGTCGACTATGGAGTTATGGAGCGGGGATATCAGGGACGGATATTGACCAAAATTCAGGTAGGATTGATTTTACTGAATTGTTCCCCGCATTAAAAGTTCTTAGAATTTTACAGCAAATCGAAAATAGATACGGGATTCAATTTGAGGGCAATTTTATGACCTCAGAGCGACTTTCAAAGTTATTCCTATATTGTAAGAATAAGCAAGCGTTTGAGTTCTTTACATCGACGGAAATAATCAATTTCACAACAGAGGCGTTTGACAATACGAATTGCATGAATTTAGCTACCGATACCTTGACCTATACATATCCTTATGGAATCGAGGGACATTCTGTTTTGCTGAATATATCGAATGTCTCAAATACAAGCGTCAAATATTGGATTGATGTCTATAACAATGGAGTTATTTCGCATACTATTCAGGGACAAGGGAATCAGGGATTTGGAGTTTTTTATGACCTAGGACAAGCATATGCGACTAGGGAAATCTATTTTAAAATCAGGGCAAATGGAACTTTATCGTTTGACGCTACGCTACAATATAATCAAAATATTGATGACCCCGATTTTGGTCCAGTAAATGCAGTCATGACCGCCCAAGGATTCGGTCAAACCATAACAGGAAATTTTGGGATTTTACAATATTTACCAAATATGAAAGTGTCCGATTTCCTATCAGGATTAATGAAAATGTTTAACCTAACATGCTACTCCGAGGACGGAACAATTTACTATTTGGAATCCCTATCGGATTGGTATAGTAAAGGAGCGATAGTCGATGTTACCGAGCATGTAATTTCTAGCGAGGCTCAAATCGAACGAATCAAGTTATATCGAAACATGAAATTTACCTATGAAAAATCGGAATCTTTTATGAATCGTAAATACTATGAAAACAACCTAAAAGAGTATGGAGATTTATCCTATAACTTTGGTTACGATGGTGGAGACTATAACATTCAAGTTCCCTTTGAGAATCTTATGTTCAATAAATTTTCAGGCACTAATTTGCAAGTGGGATATATCCTGAATAATAACTACCAACCATATGAGAATAAACCGATATTGCTATACATGACCAAATCCGAATCATGCCACTTTCATTTTGATAAAGGACCCTCGAATGATATAGCTACCAAATATATGGTTTTCGGACAGGATATCAATGTCAACGGAAGAGATGAGTCATTAAATTGGGGTGCCGAAGTATCCACATTTTTGCTATCGGTTATAACCTATGGATTGTATGGATTAGGATATTTTCAATACCTCATGAATCTGTTTGATTTAAAAAACAGAATGAACAGATTGAAAGCAGTTTTTCCCGTTTCTTTAATAACCAATTTGAAATTAAATGACCGCCTGATTATCAGGGATAAGCGTTACATAATAAATGAATTGAAAACGAATATAGTGACGGGAGAGGTGGAAATGGCACTCCTAAATGACTTGCAACCAATAGCGAATAAAACATGGAGTATCGGACATTCAGGCGGGTGTATTCAGGTGCCTATAGATTTACCCTCAAATGTTTTGACTGCGGAAGTTTATTGCATGGATTTATCAGTAAGCATAACGCCAAATGTATTTACGAGCGACGGATATGCGACCATTTGCATTCCCTCAAATCCAAATAGTCCTAACCCAACATATTTCTATATTAAGGTTAAATATACATATAACGATAGTCAAATATCGGACAACATTAGGTACATAATATATCAGGAACCATGATTAAATTATTGATTGATATTTTGGCATTAGATGACTTCTATGGGGTATCCGAGAATATTGATATAGCCAAAGGGGTAAATCGCATTCCTAAGTCATTAAAAGACGGAATAGATATATCCAAAAGAAAACTAAAAGCCAACAAATATAAAAATGGAAACAAAGGTAGTCGAATTAGAGGTTAAGGACAATGTCAAGTCATTAAGGGCACGATTAAAAGAGGCTAATCTAGAACTCCAAAGAGTTGCGGACCAATTTGGAGCGACCTCTCAGGAGGCGGTTAGGGCGTCAAAAGTTGTAGCTGAATTAAGGGACGAAATGGGTGACTTAAAAACCCTATCGGATTCCTTTAATCCCGACGCTAAATTTACCGCTTTGAGCGGGTCGGTTAGTGGAGTCCTAAATGGATTTCAGGCAGTCGAGGGCGGTATGGCGTTATTAGGAGTTGAAAGCGATAAGCTACAAGAATCTATGGTAAGGCTACAAGCGGTCATGAATTTATCGCAAGGACTCCAAGGACTATTTGAGGCTAAGGACACATGGAAAGCACTCGGATTAGTTATCAATGATTCCTATAAATCTTTAATAAAATATCTAACAACCACAGAGGCGGTAACATCAGCCCAAGCGACACAAGAGGCGGTGCAATCCGCAAACGTTTTAACCAAAGAGGCGGATGTCGTAGCAACCAACGCCCAAGCGGTAGCGACAGGAGTTCAGGCAACAGCAACTGAGGGAGCGACAGTTGCCACAACGGCACTAGGAACGGCTATGAAAGCCTTGCCTATTTTGGCTATTGTAGGAGCCGTAGTTGCACTAGGGAGTGCCTTATATTCCTATTTGGACTCATCAAGTAAAGCAGAAAAATTAGAGGAAAAAAGAAGTAAGGAATTAGCAGAACAGGCAAAAAAATATGAGGTGCATACCGATGCGATGTATAAGGATATCGTTGCATTTAAAAGTCAAATAATCGCTATCAAAAACTCGAATGCGGGGTCTAGCGAAAGGGCACGATTAATCAATCAAATCAATGCCACCTATGGTACCACATTAAAGAATCTAAAAGACGAGACTGCGTTCCAACAACAATTGACGGCCGCACTTGCCGACTATATCGCTTATTCCAAAGCAAAATTACAGATACAAGTAAACGAGGAAAAGGCTCTTGAAATAATGAAGCAAGAAACCAAATTGACCGTTACCCTAAATTTAGCAAAAAGCAATCTAGCAGAAACTGAAAAAAAATTACAAGGACAAGATGTTTTGAATATATCCCAATTAACTGAAATGAGGGATAAACAAAGAGAATCAGTAAAAAAAGCGGAACAGGCTATTATTGATAATCAAAAGGCGGTAGACGCATTATTAGGTGCAAACGGGGCACTTCAAAATCAAATTCAGGGTAAATATATTCCAACGGTTGTAAATTCAACAAGCTCTGTAAATTCAAATACAGAGGCCGTAAAGGGATTAAGCGACGAAGAAAAAGCATATCAGGAATTAGTAAAACAAAGGGGGGACTTGCTTAAAAGAATCGAGGATAACTCCGAGGCATTTAACCAATCTAGGTTAAGCGAAGAGGAACGAGAAAAGACTGCCGTTAGGGATAAATATTTTTCTTTGATTGAAGAGTCCAAAATTTACAATAGTGAAATCGTAGACGAGGAATTCAAAAAAATTGACGCCCTCAAAATTCAATACGATAAGGATATCGCAAACACCCAATTAACAAATGACGAAAAAACGAAGATAACAGATAAATATTATGCCGACTCAGAGGCTATTGGAAAGGCTACAAGCGATAAACTAATCGACATTAATAGCTTGAATGCTCAGAGGACATTTGAGTTGCTTAAAATCAATCAAAAATATCGGGACAAAGAAAACGAAGACAGGATTGCCAAAGAAGAGGATATATACCAAATGAGTATTGATATCCTAGAAAATTCGTTATTTAAAGAAATCGTCCAAATTACCAATAGCTATGAGAAACGATTTAAACTTGCAGAGGGGAATGCTGAATTAACAAAGCTAGTCGAAGAGGCTATGGAGCGTGACATCGCAGAGGCTAAGAAAAATTGGCGTAAAAAAGAAGAGGACGCAGTTCAGGAAAGTGAGGATAAAAAAACAGATATACGCCAAAAGAGCACAGATAAAATCCTAGAACAAACTAGTTTGTTATTTAATCAAATAGGGCAAATTGCAGACGAAGAGGCTCGTGCGGACGAAATACGAATCAATAAGAAATATGCACAACAATTAGCGTCGGCACAAGGCAACGCTGAATTGACCGCTCAAATTGAAAAAAAGAAACAAAAGGAAATCGAAATGGAGCAACGCAAGGCGTTCAAAATCAAAAAAGCGTCCGATATAGCGGGAGCGATAATTGACGGAGCAAGGGCGGTAACTTCGACTCTAGCACAATATCCGAAATTCGATGGCGGTATAGCTATGTATGCGTCCTTAGCTACAACATTGGTAGCGACGGGATTAGCTATTGCTAAAATCAAAAATACTCAATTTGAGGGCGGTGGCTCGGGGGGTAGTTCTAGTCCTAGCGGGTCGGGAGGTGCAACTGGCGGTGGAATTAATGCACCTAGTTTTAATGTAGTTGGAGCGACGGGCGGGAATCAATTAGCACAATTGGAACAGCAACCGATGAAAGCATATGTAGTTGCGAGTGAGGTATCGTCCGCACAAGAACTAGATAGGAATCGAATAATGAATGCGACATTTTAAATCACAACAAACTTAAAAAATCAGGTTATAGAATTATGAAAGAAATCGAATTAGTAATTGACGAGAGCAAAGGGTGGTCGGGAGTGAATGCCCTGTCGGTTGTATATTCACCCGCTATCGAAGAGGATTTTATCAAGTTATCAAAATACGAAGTCGAGTTAAAACAGATTGACCAAGAGAAGAGATTACTCATGGGTCCCGCTTTGATTCCTGACAAAAAAATATATCGTAAGGATAATAAACTTGGGGAGTATAACATATTTTTCAAATCAGAGACCATACGAAAAGCGAGTGAATTATTCATGCAGAAATCCAACCAAAACAATGCGACATACGAGCATGAAGAGAAATTAGACGGAATGACGGTAGTCGAAAGTTGGATAATCGATGACCCTGAAAATGACAAAGCGACAAAGTTATACGGCTTTGATTTGCCACAAGGAACATGGATGGTTAGCATGAAAGTGTATAACGAAGAGGTGTGGAATGATGTCAAAATGGGTAAGGTAAAAGGGTTCTCAATTGAGGGAAAATTTGCCGACAGATTGGTCATGAACTCCCAAAAAACAGCCGAAAATCCTAGTGAAATACTCGAAAAAATACGCCAAATTATAAAAAACCCCGATGCGATTTAAGGCACTTTTTAAGCGATTTAAGACACTTTGGTATATATATGGATATAGATATCCTTTTTTATGTGAAGTCTAGAGTGCCCACTGGTATTGGGATTCAGAGCGACTAGAAAAAATATTGAAAATGAACAGAATACTGAAAAAAATCTATTACAAAACCTTTTTGAAGTCCTACAATGACTATCCAAAACAGGCTTCGCAAAATGCAAAAACTGCATTGAGGTGGGCGGAAAAAAATGGTTGGGGTAGTTGTGGAACGAGCGTCGGTAAGGCTCGAGCGAACCAACTTGCTAACGGAGAAAATATCAGTATGGAGACGATTTCACGCATGGCAAGTTTTGAAAGACACAGAGAAAATTCCAAAAGAGAACTAGGAGACGGTTGCGGACGATTGATGTGGTTAGCATGGGGTGGAGACGCGGGAATCGAGTGGGCACAAAGAAAATTAGAACAGATAAAAAATGAAAACTCAAAGTAAATCGTCCCCGACAAAAGGCCGTAGGGGTTGCATATGCAAAGACGGAAAATACCATAAAGATTGCTGTGACGGAAGTTTACAAGCACAAGGAATTGGCAACCTGAATAATCAGGGGACTAGCAATATAGTAAATACGAATACTGAAAGAACAATAACAAATCCATAAAAAATGAATCAAGAGTTAAAAAATCAAATAGCCGACTTGGATAGGTCAATGGAGGAACAAATAAGTATTTTGAAAAGATTTAATGTTTTACAAAAGCGTCGGCAAACTTTCATATCAGGGGGAGAGGAACTTGACAGAATATTAAGCACTCAATACGAAAGATATAATCAATTGAATGCGGACAGGATAAAAATGTATCAATCGGTAATTGACGATATAGTAAGATACGCAGAGGATAATCGCAAAAAACCTATTGCTATAAAAGAGTACCGAGAATTGATTAAAAAACAAGAGACGATAAGAAGATTAGATTAATGGTAAAAGTGCCTTAAATCGACTAAAAATGCGACATAATGCAATATTTAAGTTATATAGGTAATTACAAAAAATAAAAAATGAGCGATAACAAAATTTTAAAAGCAATCAAGACTGCCTTGGGTATGGAGGTAGAGCTTGAACAGATGAAATTGGTCGACGGACAGACCATATTAGAGGCTGACTCTTTTGAATCAGGAAAGGAAGTTTTTGTAGTAACTCCCGATGGCAATGTGCCTGTTCCTGTTGGAGAATACGAATTAGAATCAGGGCAAATTTTGTCAATTACTCAGGAAGGAGTTATTGCAGAAATTAAAGACGCCCCGAGTTCAGAGGAAAATCCCGAAGAGCAAAAAACGGAACCCGCAGAAGAGATGAGCGAAGAGCAACAAAAAATTAAAAGAACGATTGAATCAGTCGTGAAAGAGACCGTTTTTTCTAAGGTAGAAGAAATCGCAAAAGAGCGTGACGAATTAGCTACTGAATTAGCTAAGGTAAAAGAGGAACTAGCACTCGCTTTGACTAGACAAGAGGAATTAGAATTGAGCAAAGACGAACCCGCTACGAAGCCTATTAGCCACAACCCTGAAAATACAACCGAAATCCAAATGACTAAGATTGCGTCGAAAAGAGCAAGAACAACCATGGATTCCGTATTGGAAAAATTAAGTAAAAACTAAAATCAAATAAATAAAAAATGCCAACAACAACAAGTATCACTACGACATATGCCGGTGAATCGGCGGGTCGTTACATTAGTGCCGCGTTACTTTCAGCGAACACTATTGAGAATGGAGGATTAACGGTAATCCCGAATATTAAATTTAAGCAAGTAGTTAAGCGTTTCGCTATGGGTAACTCAACCCAAGACGCCAATTGCGATTTTACGCCAACGTCATCTGTAACATTGACAGAGCGTGTTTTGCAACCGAAGGAACTAGAAATCAATATGCAACTTTGCCGTAAAGATTTTCGTAGCGATTGGGAGGCAATTTCTATGGGTTATTCAGCGTTTGACACTTTGCCAAAATCATTTGCAGATTATCTAATTGCGTATGTTGCCAACCTAACCGCTCAGGATACTGAGAACTCAATTTGGAAAGGAACGGGAACTGCGGGTTCAGGAACATTCCAAGGTTTTGAATCTTTATTGACAGGTGTTACATTACCTGCGGGACAGGATTTAGCCGTAGTTGCGGGTGGTGTAGTAAATGAATCAAATGTCAAGCAAGAATTAGGCCGTATCGTAGACGCTATCCCGTCACGCCTTTATGGAAATGAGAACTTAAAAATCTATGTTCCACAAAATATCATGCGTGCTTATATCCGTTTATTAGGTGGATTTACTTCAGGAATTGGAGCATCAGGGGTTAATAACCAAGGTTCTCAATGGTTTAATGGAAACACGAATGCTTTGACTTTCGATGGCGTTCCTTTATTCATGTGTAACGGAATGTCCTCAAATAAAGCTATCGCTACAACGACAGATAACTTGATGTTCGGAACAGGATTGCTTTCGGATTTCAATGAGGTAAAAGTTATAGATATGGGAAATATCGACGGTTCGCAGAATGTCCGAGTTGTAATGCGTTACACAGCGGGAGTTCAATATGGCGTTACCGAAGATATCGTTGTATATAACATTTAATAGTAACCTTTAAAATTTAAGCGAAATGAGTTGTGATATAACAAATGGTAGACTAGAGGCTTGTAAGGATTCGATTTCAGGATTGAATGCAATTTACTTTATCAATTATGGAATTGCACCTGTCGATGTAACTTACGATACTCCCGCCAACCCCGACCAAATCGTTGCGATTGCGAATGTTACCGATATTTACAAATATGAATTGAAAGGGAATAATTCCTTAGAAACGACTATCGTTTCATCTAGGGAAAATGGTACAACATATTTTGACCAAACCTTGACTATTCAATTAAAGAGACAAGACCCCGCTACGCATAAGAATATCAAAATGCTAGCGTATGGTCGACCTCATATCATCGTGCATACTAGAAGTAACCAATGGTTTATGGTTGGATTGCTACAAGGAGCCGATGTAAATGCGGGGACTGTTTCTTCGGGTTCGGCACTTGGCGATTTCAATGGATATTCTTTGACATTCCTAGGACAAGAAATGAGTCCACCGAATTTCATTGACACTACTGATGAAGTGGATTTAGCTACAAACGTATTGGGTGGAGCGACGGTTCATGTTTCATAAAACTGATTGATTTCAGGATAAAAGGGGGGTCATTAGACTCCCTTTTTTTTTACAACAAAAATCAATATCTAGGTTATATAAATATGTTAGTATTAAATCCAACAATTAATTTGGCTCAAACGATTTGGGTAACCCCTAGATTCATTCCAAATAATCCTATCCGATTAATCGATGAACAATCAAAATTGGTGCAAACATTTAATGCGACCTCGATATTAAATTATCAAAACCATATCCGTATTACATTGACTCCGAATACACCTACATTGACTAGGATTGAAGAGGGGAAATATTACACTTTGCAGTTAGGAACGGGAAATAGTATCGCACTTAGGGAAAGGGTATTTTGCACCACTCAAAACAAAAATTCATATAGTCCAAATACCGAATTGATTTCGACAGGGGACGCAAATAATTTCATAACAATATGAGTAACAATAATACAGATTTTTCTGCGGTACATATCCTAGAATTATCAAATTACGAGGCACCAAAAATCATTGAAAGCAAAAAGGATTCATGGGTGCAATTTGGTGAGGACAATGATTACTATAATTTCCTGATTGAACGATACACAAATAGTCCTACAAATAATGCGGTCATAAACAATATTGTTCGATTGATTTATGGAAAGGGATTGACTGCAACCAATGCGTCGATAAAACCTAGCGACTATGCTAGAATGATTAAGCTATTAGGAAAGCAATTACAAAAACAGAATATCCTAGACGCTAAATTATTGGGTCAATTTGCGGTGCAAATAATCTATTCTAAGGATAGGAAAAGTATAGCGAAAGCCGAACATATGCCTATACACCTAATAAGACCTGAAAAGTGCAATAAAGAGGGCGAAATCGAGGCGATATGGTACTCGGATAATTGGAGCGATATCAAAACATATCCACCGAAGAGAATCCCGTTATTTGGCACCTCAAACGAGCCTTTGGAAATCCTTTGGGTAAAACCTTATTCGGTAGGCATGAAATATTTTGCGTATCCTGATTATCAGGGAGCGATTCCATACATGGTACTAGAAGAGGAAATAAGCAATTACTTAATCAATGAAGTCCAAAATGGATTCTCAGGTACCAAGGTCGTTAATTTCAACAATGGAATCCCTAGCGAAGAGCAAAGGGACGAGATAGCAAACACGACCATAAATAAATTGACGGGGACAAAAGGAAAGCGGGTTATTGTAGCCTTTAATATGGAGGAAAAATACAAAACAACGGTCGACGATATCCCTTTGAACGATGCACCGAATCACTATGAATATCTAGCAGAAGAGTGTATGCGTAAAATCATGCTAGGGCACAATGTTACAAGTCCGCTTTTATTTGGGATTGCGTCCACAAATGGATTTTCAAGCAACGCAGATGAACTGCAAAATTCCTTTATTCTATATTACAACATGGTTATCAAACCATATCAGGAATTGATAATCGAGGCATATGAAAAAATCCTAGCGTTTAACGGAATCAATTTGAATCTAGAATTCATAACTTTAAAACCGCTAGAATTTGGAAATACAGATTCAACGATAAATCAAACCCTATCGAAAATCAAAAAACCGAATCCTGATTTGGTAGCTAGTTTAGGTCATGATATTCCCGACGATTGGGTATTGATTGACGAATTCGATGTCGACTATGAAACAGAGGACGATTTGGATAAACAAATAGATTCCCTGAATAACCCAAAATTAAGTGCGATTGATAAAATCAAAGCCTATTTAAAAGAGGTTAGTAGGGGATATGCAAGACCAAACGCAAAGAGCGAAGATGACAAATGGGTAGAGGGAACTAAATTTTTTAGTCGATACAAATACACAGGTCCTAGCGATAAATCGACTAGGGAATTTTGCTCAAAGGTCGTAAATGCTAACAAGCTATATCGCAAAGAGGACATTGTTCAAATGAGGGAAATGGAAGTCAACCCAGGTTGGGGACCAAACGGCGAGGATAAATATGACATATTTTTGTATAAGGGGGGCGGTAATTGTCGGCATATTTGGAAACGCCAAGTTTATATTTCATTAAGCCAATATGGTGGACTAGATATGAATAATCCAAACCTCGAAGAGCGTCACAGAATGGCGGTGGAAAAAGCTGAAAGCATGGGGTATATAGTTAAGAATGACCCTAGGGTAGAAGTGCGACCAAAGGATATGCCGTATAACGGATTTTTGCCAACCAATAAAAGATTCAAATAATGGCACTAGAACCACTTTTAATCACACGAGCGGACTTGGTTAAATACACCGCTATGAATGGAAATATCGATAGCGATAAGTTCCTACAATTCATTAAAATAGCACAAGATATTCATATCCAAAATTATCTAGGTGCAAAGTTATTTGAAAGGCTCAAAGAGGATATCAGGAAAGTTTATGTAAAATCGGCGGGAACGATATCGGTAAATAATTCAGGGACAGGATACACTACGGCAACCAATATTTCCACTACCGCTCAAACGGGAAATGGAACGGGAATGATAGTTTCCTATACCGCAGTTGGAGGGCAAATTACTTCTGTAACATTGGTAAATGGGGGACAAAATTATAGTGTGGGGGATACCGTAACAATTAATTCAGGGAATGCAGACGCGTTGCTAAATATAACTGCCTTATATTCAATCCCTACCAACTACAATAATTTGCTAGAAAAATATGTAAAACCCATGCTAGTGCATTGGGCACTTTATGAGTATTTACCATTTTCAGCATATAATATAGCGAATCGTGGAGTGTATAAGCATAGTTCGGACAATGCGGTAAATGTGGAAAAATCCGAAATGGATTCGTTAATCGCAAAACAAATGGATATAGCGGAACAATATACCAATAGATTTTTGGACCATATTGCGTTCAATCAATCCCTTTATCCTGAATATCAAAGTAACACAAATGGAGATGTTTATCCTAGTACAAATAATAATTTCAGTGGCTGGTATTTATGAAAAACTACACACCTAAAAATGAGAATATCAGGAAACTGATAGTGTATCTAAAAAAACAAGATAAAAGCGAAAAACCAAAAGAGAAAAAAATCCATGAGAGAATTACTATTACAACTATCGTTTAAGCAATTTCTGAAAACGCCTTTTAGTTGGTTATTCATAGCCTTAATATGTGCATTGATTTGGGTTGGGAAAATGCTATTAAGCACTAAGCAACAGGAGGTAAATGACTATAAAAAGCGGGTGGAACAATGCGACGAGGAAAGCCGAAGAGAAAAGAAGTTATTACAAGATATCGTGTTTCAACAAAACCTTAAAAAAGAAATTGATAATGGAAAATAAAGTTTTGATAGTAACCACTATTATAAGTGCAATTGGATTATTTTTTATGCCTACAATACCAAAGCATGATGATTCAAAAACAGAACCTGAATATGTAATACAAGGGGAAAAATATCTAGACGAATTGAAGTTGGAAAACGAAAAGAAAATGTTGGAAATGAAAGATTCCCTAGATTCAATTTCAGTCCAAAAGCCAAAGGTAAAGGTTGTTAAGGTAGTTAAGATAATCAGGGACACAATAATAATTAAAAACGATAGCGAATGGTAAGAAAATACACAGATAAAGAATTGCTAACTAGGGTAAAGGCATTGACTAGCTTTGTAAAGATTCCTGATTCCTATTGGTTGCTAGGCGTTCGCTCAATCGAGGACGAAACTGATAAATTCGATGACAAATTTTATTTGTGGAAAGGGGAACAATTTATCATGGTAACCTCGGGGACAACCAATAAGGGATTGAAAGGGACTGCGGTAATGAAAGACGATATGTGGTTTTATAACGCCTATCGATATGGATTGCACCGAGGGAAAATGAAAGCCTTGCGTCAAGTCAAACCTATCCCGTATTATCGAGACAGGAATTTCGATGGTAAAACAGATACTAATGGTCCCGAATACAATGACATAATTTACATGAATATTCATGGAGCGACATATCATGAGGGTAGCGACCAAATATTAAATCGAATTGGAGCATGGAGTGAGGGGTGCCAAGTTCTCAATAACAATGACCACTATGAAAAAATAGTGGAATTAGTAAGACCCCAAAGATTAATGACCTATTGTTTAATTAAAGAATTTTAAAATGGAAAAAAAGCCACGTAAGAAACGCAAACTTGATTTGAATATCGATACCCCAAAAGTCGATATAAATGTAATTAGAGACGAGGATAATATCAAAATAGATATTAGACAAGAAGAAAACTCCCATGGAATAATACAGAGAATCGGTGAGATAGCTAGAGTTATCCTGAAAAAAAGGGGTTAGGAAAAATTTTTTTTATTTTTTTTTTTAAAATAGTTGCAGAACTAAATATTATGTTTATATTTGCATATAAATAATTAAAAAATAAACGAAATGAAAGCTACCACAAAATCAGGCATGATTAAATTCATGCAACAGAAAGAAGAGAAACTTTGGGACGATGTATTACTTTATCAAATGCACTTTGAGAAAGATTCGCAACTAGTTCAAACCGCAAGAACTCGATGGGCGACCATAAAGGAATTAATGGACGAATTGGAAATCCCAACTCTTTTATCACTTAAAATCGCAAAGCACAATCAGGGGACCCTATAAGGTCCCTTTTTTATTAACCTAAAAACATATAAAAATGGGAAACATGAGCTACTGCAGATTCGAGAATACTGCAATTGATTTACGAGACTGCCAAAGGAATCTACCGCACAGAAATTTATCTAAAAACGAGGCACATTATTTTATCCAACTGATTGACATATGTCGGGAAATCGCAGAATTTTACGCTGATTACTCGGACGAGGATTTAATGGAAATCGCACTCGATATAGACGAAAACCAAGACGAAAACGAATATTAATCTAAAAACCAAATAACATGAGAACATTTGCCAAATACAAACAAAACTTATCCATTATTCATTGGAACGGAAACGATTGGATTCAATCATATACGACTAGGGTAGCCAAAATCGACTATGAGAATCGCACAGCAGAGATTCAGGGATATTGGAGCGTGACCACCTCAAAACATATCAATTACGCCTGTAAGCAATTAGGATTGACTCAAATTAAAAAGGGGGATTAAACCCCCTAATTAAATAACCTAGACATTTGAACACGACAAAGTTAAAAAAAAAATCAATATTTTTTCAAAAAAGTTTGCGGGACTAAATATTATGTTTATATTTGCATATAAATAATTCAATAAATAACTAGAACATGAAAAAATTTAACAAGATTTACTGGGGATTCAAAATAATGAATTCGACAACAAAAGAAACTTCTCGATTTGAATATCCTATCGGGACTTGCAATGTATACGCCGAGAATCAGGCTATACAGAAATTAATGGAAATGACAGGATTGACACGAGGACAATTCTATGTATGCGAATTGATTAAAAGATAATAGACATGACAACACTAATAGGACACGAGCATTACACTATTGAATTCGACGATAGATTGATTGCTGAAAAATCATTTTATATTCTTTGCGACATGCATTGGTTCATGGACGGAGAAAACACAACATGGCACGAGGGATACATGGAAATCTATAACCTTGATTTGCTAGACGAAATTCAATACATTTTAAATGAATCAGGGATTCAAGATTTTACAATTTTTTTAAATAAAACCATAGGGATATGAATCAAACTTATAACAGATTTGGACGGGCAATAGCCACAAAAAACAGGCTCTTAAATTTCTACGAATACGAATGTCCTGAATGCAACGGCGAGGGGAGTGTGGATATCGGACCAATATGTTTCAGACCCGCATCGGATTGTTGCGGGGGATGTTACCAAGAGCACTCATGCGAAATATGTGACGGGAATGGAACTATCGACCTAGATAACGGATATCTTTGGAGACTATACGATATATTGATTAGATTGGAAATAAGAAAGCATACAACCCAAAAAACGCATGACATGATTTGCCACTTAATCAATCAGGAATTACTGCCATGAAATGTCAATATCCAACCATGTATGAGGTATTACGATTTTGGACAACCAAATATCAATACTATCATAAAGGGGGTAGCTTTAATATGACTTTATACGAGGCTATCCTGAAAGAACGATTACAAAATTTTAACCTAAATATAGAACACGATGACAGAAGAACAAACAAGGAAAATCCTAGCGATACTCCAAGCGGACGCTAGACGAGAGGTTGGCTGGAAAATAACCTTTCGACACAAAATCGGGAATCGATTAGCAATTGGATACAAAACTGTATTCGCTGAAACTCGGGACGAGGCTAAAAAACGAGCGGACATGTGGGAACCATTAATCATTAATATTGAGCGACTATGAAATCAATGCAAGACATAATACGAATGGAGCGATTTATTTACTCCCAAGTAAAGAATAACAGATTGACCTATTATGAATTACTGAGATACTTAGAGTTCCTAGAATCGATTAACATGAACGATTACGATGATTTGGATATCCAACGCTATTTCGATTGCTTAGGGGAACTATATGGAGACGGAAAGGTAGAATTCCCGACGATAAGGAATGGAGCGAAAAAAATACAAAAGGTAAAATTCCCACCGATTAACTCCAATTAGAAAATAATTTTTATCTTTGATTCATGCTACCACAAAATCCTATACTAGACAAAATATTTACGCCCCTTTGGGAAAGCAAGACGTGGTAGCCTTGCGATTACCTCAGGGGTTTTTTAATTTGAACAAAAAATGAAAAAACTTGAATGGTTTAAATTTTATCCTAGCGAATGGACTATGGGTAAAATAACACGATGCCGAACTTCAACACAAGCTAGTTTTATCAGGCTATGCTGTGTCTATTGGAACGATAATGGGTGTATGCTGAAAGAGGACGCCATGCTAGAATTTACAGAAGAGGATTGGAACGAAGCAATTAAGTTCAGACTCATAGGCTTTACTGATGACAACCATCAAATCGTTATCAAATTCCTAGACACACAACTTCAAGAAATCAGGAAACTATCGGAACAAGCGTCTAACGCGGGAAAAGCGTCTGCATTGGCAAGGCAAAACAAAAAGCAACCGACCTTTAACGAGAGATTAGCGGAAGTCAAACAGGCGTTCAACGAGCGTTCAACACCCGCTCAACAGAATCCAACAGATAAAGATAAAGAAAAAGAAACAGATATATATAGGTCATTCGCACACCTATCTATATCGAAACGAGAGGTTAAGGAATTAGCAAAGGATTACTCCAAAGCTACCATAGACCAAGTCCTAGATTCAATCGAGAATTACAAGAATAACAAGAATTACAAATCCCTTTATTTGACCGCTAAGAAATGGTTGCTAGATAAACCAAAAAAGAATCAGGAACAGAATCCTCAAAATCCTCAAAATCCTGAATTTCCTATCGACAAGCAATACGATTACATTACTAATAAGCTAAAAGATTTGGGACATGAAATTAAGTAACGGACACCAAATAGAATATCTATTAAACTATAGGCATGGTAAAATTAAGCAAGGACTAGCGATAGGTTGCGGACTAGACGAGCACATAAGATTCAAGCCTAAACAACTTTGCATTATTCTAGGACATGATAATGTCGGGAAAACCTATTGGATAAATTGGTATTTCCTATCGCTATCGGTAACACATGACCTCAAATGGATTATTTGGAGCGGTGAAAACCAATCAGGACAGATAATCAGGGATTTAATACAAATGCTATCAGGACGAAAATTTAAGGAATTACTAGACGATGAAATCAGGCGATATTCAAACCGAATCGACCAATGGTTTACATTCCTAGATAATTCAATACTCTATAAACCCGAGGAACTATTGAAAATCTTTGAGGAATCCGACGCAAATGGTTGCCTGATTGACCCGTATACCGGACTAGACAGGGATATGACTTGGGAATCTAATTATCGATTTCTAAACATGACTAGACAATTCTGCAATCGGACGGGGAAAACGGTTTATATCAATACGCATCCAACAACCGAATCAGGTAGGACGGGACACTTATATCCTGAAAAACATTTTTGGCATGGACATTTAAAGCCACCATTAAAAGACCATGTCGAGGGGGGTAAGGCTTTCCTGAATAGGTGCGATGACATGATAGTTATCCATAGATTGATTAAGCACGAAACGATGAGGTTCTTTACTTTGATTAATGTAGAGAAAATCAAAGATACAGATACGGGCGGTAAATTGACATTAATGGACGCCCCTTTACTTTTTGAATATAACAATGGATTAGGATTTACCAATGAGGGAATCGACCCGATTAAACCATATAGGAACAAAAAGGAATCCCCAACTCAATTATCCTATTTTGATAAACAAGACGATTTAAAGAACGATTTACCATTTTAATATATATACCATGGAAGAAATAATTTTAATGAAAACTAGAGCAAACATGCACTTGCTATTTTGGAAAATACAATATAGTCTAGAAGAGATTAAGCAGAAGAGACCCGACAGAACTGACTATATCGAATCGATGACTCGAAGTTTAGAGTGGCTAGGGGACGCCATGCAAGTCTACCGATTTCTAGAAGAGGACTATCGATTGACTAAGTCACGATGTTTTGATTTGGAGCGAATCAATCTAGAACTCAATACCGATAATGTCCGACTGAAAAAATTAGTCGAGGACTTGACGAATAGGATTGAACTATAAAATTTATCCGTATTTTTGAAAAATGATTCAAAGCACTGATTTTTTAAAGTCACGCTGAATCCCTTGCTGGTATTGAACTCTTCACTTCACGCTTTTTATGATATCTATATCCATATCTAACCCAAAGTCCCGCAAATCGCACGAAAAGTGCCTTAAAATCAATCGCTCATTTTAACATGCCAAGGTGTAAAAACTGCAAAGAAAAGTTCAATCCTTTAAGGTTTAACCAAAAATATTGCCTGAAATCCGAGTGCATAAATGCCTTTGTAAATGAGGTCAAAACAAAGGAATGGGGTAAAAGACGAAAGGAACTAAAGGAATCCCTGAAAACAAGAACTGATTATTTAAAGGAAACCCAAGCCTTGTTTAACAGATATATTCGTATCAGGGACAAATCCGAACTATGTATTTCATGTGGCAACAAACCACTCAAAAAAAATGCGGGACATTATTTCAGTCAAGGCGGACATTCAAATGTAAGATTCGACGAGGATAATGTGCACCTTCAATGTGAGCACTGCAATAGTTATTTATCAGGGAATCTATTGAACTATCAAATTGGTATTGAAAAGAGAATTGGTCCCCACAGATTATTTGAATTACACGAAAGAGCACATATACCAAAGAAGTGGGAAATCGATGAACTAAAAGAGTTGCAAAAAAAAATTAAAGAAAAAATTAAAAAAATGTTGCATAACTAAAAATAATGCTTATATTTGCATATAAATAATTTAAAAAGCTACCACATGAAAACACAAAACAACACCCAATCAATCTACAAATTAGGAACGACATTTTTTCATTCCTACTATGAATCTTATTTAACGATAACTGCAAAAATCATTATCGGACAAAAATGGATTCTAACTTGGGAGTCAAATCCTAACAATTACCTATACATGACGCCTTATGAAATAAGCAAAGCACTAGAGGGCGGTCAATTAATTTTAGCAGAAAATTTGCATAACTAAAAAATGATTCTTATATTTGCATATATAAATTTAAAAGCTACCACATGACAACAATTAAAATTACAGGAAACTCAAAAGAGGCAATCGACTATTTACTATCAATCGAAATGTTTGACAACCTATGGACTCAAATCGATATTGATTCCATACAGATAGACGATTGGACTTTCGCACAAGATATAATGGCGGAACTTGACTATAATGGATACGAATTTTACGAAATATAACCTAAACAATAAATAACCAAAAACATGAAAACACAAATCAAAATTTCAGCTAACACTCAATTCTTTATTGACTTAACTGATGAAAGCAAAACAATGAATGTAAACGGGGGAACAATGCCACGAGGATATTGGAACCTAATTTTATCAATCAGGGATACGGGACTATACTCCAAGGGGATAAAACCACACCGATATTGGAAAATTACCGATGTCAAAAAATACTTCGGAATCAAAGGAGACGCACAATCCCTACATGAACAACTAAAAGCAATCAAGGATTTAATAACCCAATAATAATCAAAACATGAGCAGAACAAAGCAAAAACTCGAGGCACAAATCGAGAATGAAAAAACAAATTGGGAGGTGGTAGAAATACCCGCTCCCTACAATTATCCTGAATCGGAATTAGATGACCCGATACCGATAACTTCAATTTGGAAAGCACTATCGGACTTCCAACAAGAAATGCCGATAATGGGTCAAAATGCACAAGGATACGGATATAAATATGTCGACCTTGCGGAAATAACGAGAATCATAACCCCGCTACTTCGTAAGCATGGATTAGGATACACCCAACCGCTTTGCGACAATGGAATTATCAAAACGATTTTATTCCACTATCCGACAGGGCAAACTATTGAATCCAAAGTCCAAATGCCTATGGGGGTGCAACTGAAAGGAATGAACGATTTTCAGGTCTACGGAAATGCAATCTCTTATTTTAGACGCTACTCATTATCCTCGATTTTGGGACTTGTAAGCGACAAGGATTTGGACGCCTCAGGGGAACAATTAAAGCCTGAAAATCCCCAAACAAATGAGGGTCGACCTTGGGCAAAGGATTACAAGAAATCGCTATCGAATCAGGAAGTATCGGACGCAATCAAAATGATTCAAAACGGAGAATATACGAAAGCCAAATTGATAGCGAAATACAAATTGACTTCGGAACAATTAGCTATGCTAGAACATTTAAAATAGTCGACATGAGCAATATTAGAATACGATGCAGTTCGCTAGGAAAAATCATGACCTCCCCTCGTTCAGGGGGGGGTCTTTCTGAAACGGCAAAAACATATATCAGGGAGGTTTTCCTAGAACTAGAATTCGGTATCCGAAAGGAATTTTGGAGTAGATACACCGACAAAGGAATCAGGGTAGAAAAGGATTCAATCCGACTAGCCAACAAAGTTTTAGATTGGGGATTGACTGAGGAAATAATCGAGGGAAAACAACAATACCACGAAAACGAATGGATATCAGGAATGACCGATGTTTGCACCGATTGGCTTTTAGCCGACGTAAAATCGAGTTGGGACGGAACTACATTCCCTTTCTTTGAGGATAAGTTCAATAACAAGGATTACTTTTATCAACTCCAAGGATATATGTGGCTAACGGGTCATGACGAGGCACAACTTGCCTATTGCCTAACAGATACTCCAAAAGATATAGTCGACGATGAAATCAGGAGGGAACTATGGAAAAATAAGACAATAGGCACAGATGATGAAATAGAGCGATTTGTGACACTTAAACACTCATTCGATAGGATTCCTATTAAGAACAGGGTAAAAGCCTTTGTAATCAAACGAGATGAAGCCGTTTTCGAGGCTATGAAAGAACGAATCGAAATGTGTAGGGAATACTATGACACGCTTTTCGATATACTCTAACTCGAATCAGGACATTATCCTGAAAGACGAATGGATATCCGTTGAAAAACATATAAAGCAAATGGAACTATTAAAATCGATACTCGAAAAGCCTAAGAAAAAACAGAATAACAAATATGAATGGAGCGATAAAGACGCCCTAGACAGAATAATAAGAAC